CCCTTACTGTTTTATTTTTATCTTTGACTATGAAGTTCTTATCTAGTGCGATGGCTTGTTCGGGTGTTCCGTATTTTCCCATAGCGCTTGTCTTAGAATTGTGTCCTCCGGCGGTCGCGCAAAATCCGCTGCTTACTCCTTCTTGATACGGCGCTACATCTAACCACTTTTTTAATTTTATTCCGGACTCGGCTGCTTGGTCCGCTGCTTCTAATCTTCCGGTGTTATTAGCCCGATTAGTTTCGGTTCGAATCACCATCTTTAACTTATTCAAAACATTTTTATCATCTCTAAATACTCGTTTGATTCTTGCGATTATTTGTTTCTTGTTTTCTTTGTTTAGTAATCCTCTTTGTAGTTCTTGTCTTAATCTATCTCCTACCGAGTCAACGTGTTCTTGCATATTCTGCTCAACGTAATTAAAAAGCGCTTCTAGTTGTCTCTGAGGATTCGTTGGGACTATATTCACTTCCGGTTTGATTTCATTATCAGTTGCTTCGATTCCTTTATTGTATTCAGATTTAAGTTCGTCTTGGATTTTACCCCTAAACGATTCAATAGAAAAAATCTCTTTGACTTGAGTTGTTAGAATTTCGATTAAGCCCTTGACTTCGAGTTCAATTAGTGTATTTGAATTCTTCATCGTTTAGACTCTCCAATCTTTTAACTATTTCATCACCCAGCGCATTAATATGGTTATCAATATCACTTAGAGGACTCATAGCTTTCTCCTTGATTTTATCATCCTTCTTGGGTTTTTTCTCCTCGTCAGAAGGTTTCTCAGCTACATTCTCCTTTGGTTCGGGGGATTCTTCAGCTACCGGAATTGGTTTTCCGTCTTTATCTAAGCCTTGGTCGAATAGGTCCTTTTGTTTATCCATCTGCTTAGCTTTGGATTCTTCTAGCTCGTCAAGATTAATTCCTCTTTCCTTAGCTACCATCTCTGGAGTCTTCAATCCCATATCAATCTCCATTTTGAATTTTGTTAGGTCCTTCATATCTTCCTCAATATCATACATATCGAAAGTAAATTCAATTGGTACTTCTCCGAACTTTGGCAACTCTCCTACTTCTCCGGATACTTTCTTTGCGAAAAACTCCGGCATAATCTGAGTATTAATATGATAGGCGATAACATCTAGTAGTGGCTTGATAGCTTTTCGTTTGAATGTTTTTATTTGTTCTTCACCTACTGCTCGGTTAGATGATTCTGTGAATCCCATCTCGTCTGCGTTTACTCCGAATGCCATCCATAGAACTTTAGTAAACCATTGTTGTTGTGCAAGTATATCCATCTCTTGCGCGTTCAATTGGAAAGGTGTAAACTTTACTTCACTGCTAGAGATTGGGAATTTGAAGAACTTTTTACGAGGCTTATCAAACTCATCTGTGAATCTAAAGTTGTTATCGAAGTTTTCTCTGAATTGTTTTATCTGTGCTTGTTGGGCTCCCAATAACTGAATAGCTCCGCTCGGCATATTATTGTTTGTGTAGTAATCCAGATTGAAGTCTATCCCGTAGATTAAGTTCAAGATAGTATTCATTAAGACTTCTATTGGTGACCTCCCATAAATAGAATCTCCTCTAGGGTTCTGCATAATATAACATACCTCTCGTTTACCGAATGGTACCGGCATAGAACCGGCGGTCCATCCGTACTGGAAATAAGCTGCGTCTTCCTTGTAGAGTAATGCATATTGTTTCATAATTTGCTGTTGGGTTACAGTTGGGGTTCCTCCTACGTCCATAGCTACTCCGGAGAATCCGTCTGGAAGTGGCGCGACAAAATCTCGTCTGTCGCCTATGTATCCATAAATATCTGGGTTCTTTAGGAAAAGAGAACCATCTCTTGCGAATAGTTGTTTGAACTCTCCCTCACGATTGAACACTTTGATAAATACTCCAGAGTCAACTTCACAAATATCAGTGACTACTTGTCTTAGTAAATGATTGAAAGATTCCTCGTTCCCGTTTGGGTTATTGAAAAATTGAGTTACTCGCTTAATATCATCTGTATAATCTACTGCCTCTCCTATATCGTTTTCATTCTGCGCGCCATCTACCTCGTCGTCGTTTTCTTTTCCATTAATCTTCTCGTCTTTCTCTTTTCCATCTTCAATTGCGAACTCCTCTTTGGTTTTTATCTCCCAGCCTACAGAAGTTGCTTCATCGCATAATGTTTTGATAACTGAGAAAACGTAAGGGTTCTTCGCTAACATTTTTAGCTGCGGAGTATTAACTCGTCTTGGCATACCAAAAGGCGGTTTGTATAGAAAGTTAGGAATGTAGGCTTTGAAGATTCCGTCGTCTTTTGCCTCTCCAGAAAGAACGTCTTGACCAGGAAGCTCGGTGCTACCAAACCCAGTATTATCTGCGTTTCTGCCTTTCGTGAACCAGTCTTTGAATCCCATAGTATGATGCTGTGAATACTGAGGGTTAGCAATTCCTCAATACAATAAGTAAAAAAAAATAATTATATAAAACCATCTATTCGAGAGCTTTATTGATTCCGTTAAAGTCGCTTACGATTTTATCTAGTTCTTTTTGCATAAACTCTTTCTGTGTAACAATTCTTTGCTTCTCGGCTACCTTTCCTATGTGGTCGTTCAAAACTAACATCTTCTGCTTGAATACCTTTGAGCCTTTACCGATTGTTATTTGTACAGCCTTAACTACTTCTGGGTCAATCTCCGTAATATCTTTCAGTTCTTCTAATTTCTTATCTAGTGCTTTGATTTGACTATCTGCTTGTTCCCTTTGCTCAGAGATGAATCCTTGTAAGAACGGCGCTTTTGCTAATCCGATTTTCTGGATAGTTGTTTGCTCGAACGTTCCGATTTCTTCTTTGCCGTTATCGTTCTGCTTATTCGGTAAGATTAGTTTATCTTCATTCGTAACAGTCACTATCAAAAACTCGCCTTCCTTCTTGAATACTTTTTCATTTTCCATTTTTTCCTCCTGTTTCATTTAGTTTGAGTTTGGTGTAAGCCTTGAAGTGTTTTTTCTTAAATGTTTTCTTCTCCTCTTGACTCATATCTGCCCAAGTTAATATAGAGCCGACTAATTGACCTCGGCATATCTTCTTGCACGATTGACATTGAAGTATAAGAACGTTAGTATAAAGCATTTTGATTCTAAACATTCCTACTGAGTTTGATACAGTCTTTCCGTGAGTGCCTTCTCTGCCACAATAGGGGCATCTCATAAATCTTACTCGTGTTTCATCCATTAAAACCAACCTCCTTGACTATCTTGCATTAATTCTTTGCCTCCCTTAATTTTCTATCGTACTCAGACTTTTTTGCTTTTACTTCTGGTCTATTTCTTATTTGCTTTAATCTTTCCTTGACTTCTGGTCTTTTTTGATATTCTTTCCTTTTTAGTTTTCGTATCTCTTTTCTTTCTTCTCTTTGTTTTGGTGTTAGTTTTGGTCTTAATTTTGGATATGCTTCGTCTGGATTGTTTAATAATTCTAATGCCCTTATGTACGAATCTCTCATTTTCTTTTCTTTCTGGTAAGCTAACATTAAATATTTTAATGAATCGTGCCACCTTTTTTGTTCCATTATTACTTTATCTACTTCTGAGATTCTCCATATTTGCATACCCAAAAATCTAGCATCTTTTTCTTCTCTTGTTTCTATGTGTTGTTTCTTTCTGGATTGACACCAATTAAAGTGAGGAGCAACATCTTCAAACATATTCATAACTTATCCTCCAACCATTCGACAGTAATTGCTCTTGCACACTCCGGACAAATCTCAAAATATTTATCTACCTCAATACAAACTCCTCCGGATAATCTAAAGTCAAAAGTATATTTACAAATCTTCTTTCCGCATAAATCGCAATAGAATCCATACTCACTTCTTGGAGTTGTTTTCTTCATTCTATTAATTCCACTCTACCAATTATCGTATTTATATAATTTTCACCATAAATATCTAAAAGTTCTTTTCCTATTGCTAAATATTTTGGTTTCGTCCAAGGGATGGAAGTTCTACAAACTAATTTATCTATTATACCTATTGATTCTAGTTTTGTAATTTTCTTCACCATCTTACTTGGAGTTTATTAGATTAATTAAGTTTATAAATATTATGGTTCTTCACTTCCAAAATCGAAATACACATCCTGTTCTGTTTTCCAAACGAAGTAAGTTAAACAATCCGCCCAGTTAGGCGATAGGTCTGGGTCAATTATCTTAATCTTACTAGATGTTGAAAAGTCCCACTTCATACTCATCAACTCCATTATTAGTTTATCGTTATCCGGAATATTCATTAGGCTCTCTGAAAATAAATCCTTTAGTCTGAAGAATTGTTCTGCCTTACGATTCAAAAAACGTTTCTTGATAGAGTCGCTTCGTCTTTCTTGTAATGTTTCGGATGGGTAGGCTCTCGTTTCTTTTCCGGCTGTGCCTACTCCTTCACCATAATGACACGCTACAACTTTAGCAAGGTCACCAACTAATTCCCTCACCCGACTTACTACTCCTACTCCAACTCCAATCGTATCAATATTTATCCTATCTGCGCCTTTTTCGTTATACCAGTCAAATATCTTGTAGGCTACCTGCATATTGTCGCTCTTAGGCTCTGAGAAGCTCTCCAATACACAATACTCATCTGTGTCTAGGTTATGTACCCCCCAATATATTACTGTCCAATCTAACCCCTTATCTGCTACATCACAAGAGATAATCTTTTCGTAATTCTCCCATTCTTCCCATTCCGGAATTTCTTTTTTGACTCCTTCTTGGACTTTCCCATAATTGAATACTGCATCCTCAGAAGTAAGAGGAAAGTTAGATTCATATAATACTTCGAATTCAAGAGGGGTTAATTCTTTTCTTTGTTCTTCTACAAACTTACTGGTGATTCTTCCTTCAGCTATTGCTTCCTCATATCCTATGTGAATCTTCTTGTATCTTCCGCTTATCCAGTGTTTATAGTATCTAGTCGCCATATCCCAAGGATTCGCTAACTCGATTAATACTGCGTGTTCTGGGTCATCACCC